TATGCCAGAAGATAGAAGAAAATCAAGATGCAGTTTTGTCTTATATTAAAAATAAAGTTAAAAATGTAAACTTAGTAATGTTTAAATCTACTAATAGTTCATACAAAGCCACATTTGAGCTTTGTTCGCTAGAAGATGATTTGAACAAACAAACCATACTTATAATGACTGTTGTGTTAATCTTTCAGTGTTTACAAATATTTACTTCTAGTTTAAAAACATTATTTATTCAAACATATCAAACTATAAAAACAATACTAAAAGCTGCTAAAGACGCTATAAAAGGCATATAGATTACTACATGCCTTTTAATTATTTTTCCAGAAGCATTGCCAAAGAAGTTAATGTTTGTATTGGCAATTCCCGTTTTTTAATAGCGTCCTCAATAATAGTTTTAGTTTTTGGACTTAATACGCCATTTCCTTCAGATTTGCTTCTGTCTGGGAATGGCAGTAAATCAGTGTATTTAATAGATGGATCGTCTTTACCTTTAAATCCATTAAATAGTCCTGCCCAGCCAATAGCATGAACTCTAGCTTGCATATTTAGTTCTTGTTGGCGTAGCTTCTCCATTTGATTAATGCAATTAAAAACTACGTAATCAAGTTGCTCTAAATATGATTCCCAGCTAGTAAATCTGGGATCAGCTATTCTGTAAGACTGAATTCTCCAGTAGAGTCCTTCCCAGTCAATTCTGGGAATTTCCGACTCTCCAGTTGATCCTCCCCCTGTGTTTCAGTTTCTTCTATTTTTTTCCATCTGCTAGATTCATTAAGATAAAAATCGTAAATTTCATCTACCAAAGTCTCATCTAAAGAATAGGTCTTTTCTAAATTCCAACTAGGATAACCAAGTAAAGGAATTTTTCCTCTATGTAAAAATCCAACTGTTCCAGCAGTAATATTTTTAGGTAATGCAGAAACTCTAATTTGTTCTGCATTTTCGCTATAATTATCTTCTACTGTTACAATGAATGAATTTTCGTAACTCTCCCCAAATCTAATTTTAGTGCCTTTTTCTAGTAAAAAATCTGCTGGCAAAGGCTCAATTACTAACTTCTTATCATCTTTATTAGCATCTACAACAACACTAATAATATGTGCAACACGCTCTTTAATAAGCATTGTTGCTACAACAGATTTTAGGTTAAGTTCCATGCTAGATGTATAAGCATTGATATCAGCTAAATCATCAGCATATTCTAATACAACTTCAGTGTTGTCAATGACCTCAACACCATCTTGTTCGGTCATACCACCAGTTAAAAGTTTTGTAGCTTCTTCTAGTGAAATCCCTTTTTGTTGCGCAATTTTTCCAACTAATCGACGAATCTTCAAAGAAGCATGCTGCCTACTTTGTTCTGTTTCGGCTAGTTGTCTTCTTTCCCCAACAGTAATACCGTCTTTCTTGGGAAAGAAAAGCACATCTCCTACTTTTATAAAATTAGTTTTAGGATTGCCAGTAATAAATCCAAGCATTTTACACAATCTCAAATTCTAAAGAATCATACTCATCAATATAACATTCTTTAGTAGCAGTTTTAGCAACTGATTCTGGAACTTTAATTGTATACGAACTAAATTTATCAGAAACATTAATAGTTCCTGATAATCCCCCTTTAAAAATAGCAGCACCACAATACAAGGATTTTCCTTCTCTGGTGCAATTAATTAATACGGCAAGGAGCTGAGTACTGTCTGTTAAAATCTTCATTGTTACTTGATGTGGTGGTGGTCAATAAACCATTAAGGTTATTTTTAAAATAATAACTCAAAAACTAAAAGCAGAAGTCCACTCAAGTAAATCTCCTTGGAATGTTAAGTTAAACGAATATTTCATAACTTCGTTTTGATTAGCTGGGAAAGATATGCCACCAACTTTAGCCACTCCAACAATTCTCTCTCCATTAGGTAAAGTAATTACAGCATAAATATCTCTACCATACAAACTATTAGAGAATATTCCAGCTGGCTTAATTACTGTCTCCAACGCTTTGTCTCCAGCCAACGCAATGCCGCTAACATTGCAGCTGATCGCCCTGCGTATGAAAACGCTATTCACTCCTTTACGAGATGAAGCATTAGTTGTGTCAACAGAAGTTTCTTGAGCTGAAATATCTAAAGTCGTAATACCATTAATTGGGAGTAATCCAGGTACAACGACTGCGCTATCAGTTTGCAGTACCGGATATTGTAAAGGCTCTACCGGAACTAATAGTGGACTTGTTGTTAACACAACATCTTGAGATATTACAACTTGTCTTCGCCTAGACGCTACGCCACTAACAGAAGTTCCCGCAAAAGACAAAGCAATGCCGGCGGGAACAAAGTAAGATCCACCGACGACTTGCAAATAGATTTGAGAAGACCCAATGTTAGCAGTTTGAGCAATTAAAGCTGTCACCTTCGTAACGTCAGTAATAGTGCTTCCCGCACTGTTGATGGGAAGCAGCATTACGTCAAGAGAGCTGTTGCAAAGTGGTTGGGAAAAAGACATATTTAGCTAATAGAATATGGAGGATTCCATTCAAAGGATTTACCCATAAATGTTAGCGTAAAACTGTACTTTTTAACTTCGTTTTGGTTGGCTGGGAAGTTAAACGCAGTTACTTTAGCAGCACCTGCCAATCTTTCACCGTCTGGGAATGTAGCTACAGCATAAATTTCTCTACCAAAAAATTCTCCCTGAAATCCAGCAACTGGTTTAACTACTCTTTCGAGCGCCTCATCTCCAGCCAATGCAATACCAGACACGGAATAGGCACGAGCCACGCGAATCATTGCCATTTCTGTTCCGGATCCAGATTGGAAAGAAGTGGTATCAACTTGAGTTTCTTGATTACTCAAATCTAGTGTTTGAATACCGCTTAATGGGAGTAAACCTTCAATTAATGCAGCCGTGCTATTTGCAGCAATAGTTCTGTCTAGTCCAATTACTTTCAAATCAGTAGCACTAGCGCCATGCGCAATACTTTTATCTTCAGCAGCCATTACTTGAATTCTAGTTCTAACAGTTCCAGCTGGGGCATTTTGCGCAAGTGGTTCTATAAACGATAATCCAGTGCCTTCCTTAATAACTGTTGGAGAAGAACTACTACCTTCATCAGTGGTCAATGCAAGTGTAGCTACACCACCGCTGGTAGGAGGTGCAACTTGAGTAGTACAAGTAAGAACACGTCTTAACGAACTAATGTTTCTATCAGAAGTTCCAGCAGCAAACCCACTTGTAACCAAAGGCAATAGCATTACTTCTAAAGAATAATCTTGTAAAATAACTGGAGCGGTAGCTAAAGGCATAATTTCTCCTTATTTGTTAAAGTAAAATTTGAGACATTTTTTTACCAAGAAAAGTTAAAGTAAAAGAATACTTTTTAACTTCGTTTTGGTTGCCAGGTAGACTTAGATTGGTTATCAAAGCAGCGCCTTCTATCTTTTCTCCATCTGGAAATGTGGCTACAGCATACACTTCATCTCCTACAAATTCAAATGAAGTTGGAGTTAGCCCATTTGCTTTTTTGACTATTTTCTCCAATGCTTCATCCCCAACTAAAGCAATCCCAGATACATTATAAGACCGTGCAGAACGTACAACACTAGCATCTGTTTTAACACCAGATTGAAATGTTGTTGTATCTATTTGAGTATCTTGATTACTTAAATCCATTGCCTGAATACCACAAAGAGGAATAGGACCAGTTAAATAGTTTGTCTGGGATCCAGCTGAAATAGGCAATGTATTTGGACTGCCGTTAAAATAAATTTCAGTAATACCAGGATCTGTTCCATAAAACTGTATTTCCTGTTCATCTAAATCCATTTCTTGTGCAGCAGAAAAAGGGAAAATTCCTGTTACATAAGTATTAGATGATTCTGTAGAAATAGGCAATGTATTTGGCTCACCATCAAAGTAAACTGTAGTCCTGGAATTTCTAGCAATGAAAACTCCATTATATCCAGGTGTTGGAGGAACAAAAGCAGTGAATGTGTTAAACAATCCAGTAGATATAGGCAACGTACCTGGGAGTCCATCAAGGTAAACTGTTCTCTTTATATTATTGCCAGATAGAACAGTATTTTTAATTTCAGACAATGGAGGAACAGTTACACGGAAAGAACTAGATGTTAACCCAGCAGAAATCGGTAAAGTCCGTGGGCTGCCATTAAAATAAATTATTGCTTCTGAGTTTCTGTTAACTATAGCACTACTTTCGAGTGCAGTAAGCCCATTAAAAGTAAGACTAGATTGAGGTACAGTCACTGAAGCATATTCTACTGGCGTTTTTGTAACTTTTATTTTAGATTGCGTAAACGGACTAATTGATTCAACTGTTGGCATTGAATCAATGAAACGCCATGTATCAATAAAATTGGTAACGTAAGAATTAAAGAGACCTACTGAAATAGGAACTGTACCAGGAACTCCATCAAAATAAACTATTGATGTAGAATTTTGATTGATTACAGCTCCATCATATCCAGGAGATGTGCGGACAAAAGAAGTAAATGTGTTAAACAATCCAGTAGATATAGGCAATGTACCTGGAACGCCATTAAAGTAAATTGTTGCGGTGTCGCTACCAGATAATAAAATATTTTTAACGTCATTTAATGAAGGTACTGGCACAGAAAAAGGATTGGAAAATACTCCAGGGAAAACAGATACAGTACCAGGGCTGCCATTAAAATAAATTATTGCTTCTGAATCTCTATTAACTACAACACTAGTTTCATCGGCGGTAATATTATTAAAAATAAGACTGGATTGAGGTACAGTTACTGAAGCATATCCTACTGGCGTTTTTGTGACTATTATTTTAGCTTGTGTAAATGGACTGATGCCTTCAACTGTTGGCATTGAATCAATAAAACGCCATGTATCAACAAGATTAGCAGCATAAGTACTAGACAATCCTACTGAAATAGGTACCGTGCCAGGAGCGCCATCAAAATAAGCTATTGATGTAGAATTTTGGTTAACTATAACTCCATTGTACCCAGGAGAAGTAGGGACAAAAGCTGTAAATGTGTTAAATAAACCTACTGAAATAGGCAATGTACCTGGAATGCCATTAAAATAAATCGTTGCGGTGTCGCTACCAGATAATAAAGTATTTCTAACGTCATTTAACGAAGGCACTGATACTGGAAAAGGATTGGATGATAATCCAATAGAGATAGGCAAAGTACGTGGATTACCATTAAAATAAATTATTGCTTCTGAGTTTCTATTGACTACAACGCTAGATTCAATTGCACTAATATTATTAAAAACAAGACTAGACTGAAGTATTGTTACAAAATTGTATTCTACTGGCGTTTCTGTAACTGTTATCTTAGCTTGTGTAAACGGACTAATTGATTCAACTGTTGGCATTGAATCAATAAAACGCCATGTATCAATAAAATTGGTAACATAAGAAAACAATGACCCAACAGCAACAGATACTTGATTGGGAGCGCCATCAAAATAAACTATTGATGCAGAATTTTGGTTAATTATAACTCCATTGTACCCAGGAGAAGTAGGGACAAAAGCTGTAAATGTATTGAACAATCCAACAGAAATTAATGAAGTATCTGGGCTACCAGTATAATAAACTGTTGCAGTATCACCACCAGATAAAAAAATGTTTTTAATGCTAGACACATCTGTACTTGGCTGAATACCTGCAAAAGTAAAAGCTGAATCAGGTATAGCTATTGAAGAAGTATCAAAAGGTATTTTTCTTGTCTTTAAAATAACTTGTGTAAATGGACTACTACCTTGAATTGTTGGCATTGAATCAATAAATCGCCAAGTATCAATAAAATTATTTGTACCAACAAAACTAACATACAACTCAGGAGGTACACTTTTACTTGTGCTAATTCCATCAAAAGTAAGTACTGAATCCGGAATTTGCACAAATGGAGCGTTAGATGGCAATCTACTAACTTTTATGCTTGCCTGGGTAAATGGGCTAGTTCCATTGTCAATATCTGAGATAAAGTCTATATAACGCCAAGTATTAATATTGCTTGTATTAATTGAATCTATATAAACATCAACGCCTTCGTCAACCCAAGATAATCGTGCTTCAGCATTAACGTTTGCAGTTGGCTGAACATTTCCAAAAGTAAATGCTGAATCAGGTATTGTTATTGATGAAAAATCAAAAGGTATCTTTCTTGTTTTTACAACAACTTTGGTATATAGAATATTTCCGTTGTTATTTGTATCAACAGAGCTAACATACAACTCAGGAGGCACGCTTTTACTTGTACTAATTCCATTAAAAATAAGTACCGAATCCGGAATTTGTATAAATGGAGTGTTAGATGGCATGTTAGCACCTAAATTCACTTGAGTAAATGGGCTAATTCCATTATCAATATTTGAGATAAAATCTATGTAACGCCAAGTATTGATATTGTTAATTGTATTAATTGAATCTATATAAACCTCAACGTTTTCATCAACTGAGACAAGTTTTGCTTTGACATTTACATTTGTAACTGGTTGAATGTTTCCAAAGGTAAATGTTGAGTCAGGTATTGTTACTGACGAGAAATCAAAAGGTATTTTTCTTGTTTTTACAACAACTTCAGTAAATAAACTATTATTATTTGTATCAATAGAGCTAATATACAGTTCAGAAGGTACACTTTTACTCGTGTTAATTCCATTAAAAGTAAGTACTGAATCTGGAATTTGTACAAATGGAGCGTTAGATGGTAATCTATTAACTCCTAAATTCACTTGAGTAAATGGACTAATTCCATTATCAATATTTGAGATAAAATCCATGTAACGCCAAGTATCAATATTATTATTTGTGCTAATTGAATGTATGTAAACATCAACGCCTTCGTCAACCCAAGTAATTTGCGGTCTAATACTGACTTCTGTGGCTAACGGAACATTATTAAAAACAAAAGTTGAATTAGGTACTGTTATTGAGCTGTAATCAAAAGGTAGCTTTCTCATCTCTATAACAGCTTGAGTAAATAAGCTATTACCATCATTAATTGTATCAAGAAAGCTAATAAATATTTCAGGAGATACCGTTAAACTTACATTAATATTTTCAAAAACAAGACTTGAATATGGAGCTACTACTGATTGTGTGTTGCGGTCTAAATTACTAACTCTTAACTTTGATTGAGTAAATGGACTTTCTCCCTGTATAGTTGGCATAAAATCTATATAACGCCAGCTATCAACAAAATTAGTAGAATCTACCGACGCTATATGAACTCGAACAAACGTATTAAATAAATTTATTGGAGTTTTTATAACATCAGTATTTGCAATTGTTAAAACAGTATTACCAAAAGCAAGTTTTGATTCTTTTACCATTACAGAAGGAGAATCAGCAGGTAAATTAGTAGTTTTTATTTTTGCCTGAGTAAAAGGACTGTTCCCTTGAATTTTTGGCATTAAATCTATAAAATACCAGCTATCAATATTATTGGTAATGTCAACTGAAGTTAATTGTAATCTAATGGGAGCCAAGACAGTACCGGTTACTCCACTAGATAATGGTTTTAATAACGGCTCTACTTTGACGTTAGTATTTACATTACTGGCAATTGTAACATCTTGTGCGATTACTACTTGATTTTTATAGCCAGATTCGTCAAAACTAATTCCAAGCCCAGCTCTTAAATACGTTCCACTAGTTGAACTAGTTCTTAATACAATGTCTTTATCGTAAATAGCTGCGTTGCTCTGAACTGTTAAAATATCTTTAGCCACAAATCTATTAGACGCTCCAGACGCACTAGTCCCTAAAAGCATCAAATCAAGTGTGTAATTTTGTAAAATAACAGATGCTGTGGCTAATGGCATAAGACTTTTAATCCTTTTCTTACTTTATACTTGCCAGATATATCCAACTTTAGCTTTATTAAATTATAGGAGAATCCCAATTAAAATTTTTACCAAGAAAAGTTAAAGTAAATGAATATTTCTTAACTTCATTTTGATTGGTAGGTAAATTTAAATTGTTTATTACAGCAACTCCTTCTATTCTTTCTCCATCAGGAAAAGTAGCTATTGCATACACTTCTTTCCCATTAGATATAGATTTTAGTCCAGCAGCTGGTTTAACTATTTTTTCAAGTGCCTCATCCCCAGACAATGAAATGCCAGAAATTGAATACGAGCGAGAATATCTTACTGTGTTAGAATCTGTCCCAAGTCCAGATTGAAACGTTGTAATATCTATTTGAGTATCTTGATTACTTAAATCCATTGTTTGAATACCGCACAATGGAATAGAACCAGTTAAATAACTTGCTTGTGAACCAGCAGAAATATTTAGTGTATTTGGGCTACCATTAAAATAAATAACTGAGCTGGATGTTGAATTTAAAAAAACAACATCAGGATTAATTGGAGTTAAAGAACCAAAATCAAGATTAGCATTTTGAGGTATCATTATAGGAGAAGAGCCAGCCACGGGATTAACAATACTTATCACTGCTCTAGTAAATGGGCTTAACCCTTCAATTGTTGTCATTGAATCTACAAATCGCCAAGTGTCAATATTATTAGTTGTGTCAACTGAATTAAGAATCATTCTAACAGGAGCTAAAACAGTCCCAGTTACTCCACTAGACAATGGTTTTAACAATGGCTCTACTTTTACTGATGTAACAGAACCACTAGATCCAGTTACAGTAATGTCTTCTGCTACTACTACTTGATTTCTGTAATTAACACCACTAAAACTAATTCCTGTTCCAGCTCTTAAATAAGTTCCAGTACTTGAGTTACTTTTTAAAATAATACTTTTGTCATAAACCGCAGCATTATTCTGGACTGTTAAAATATCTTTGGCTACAAATCTGTTTGAAGCGCCAAAAACATTAAGCCCTAAAAGCATTAAATCAAGTGTATAACTTTGTAAAACAACAGATGCTGTGGCTAATGGCATGAGCTTCTTTTAATCCTTTATTAACTTATAATTGCCATTTTATTAGAAAGACTGAAAAACTATTGGATCCTTAATAAGTATTCTTGCTTGTTCAATTGTATCTAAACTATAAGGCATATGGACTACTTGTATAACTGAAAAACTTTTTTCTATCTTAATTATTGCTTTAGATAAATTTAAATCTTTTTTGTAATTCTTTAGGTATATCTCCCATTCTTGAATTTTGTATTTTTGCCCAGCACTAGACGACTTTGCATACCCAAGAGGCACTTGCCTAATCAAGCATTCTAATCCATTACTAACAGAAGGAGGTGGATTACTAGATCCATAAGCCCAAATAGATAGCGCGCCATTACTATACGTGCCTAACTCTGGAGTTAACAACGCGCGTAATTTAGTGTTTAGTTCTACTAAGTTCATTCGTGAGTAATTGAGTAAGAATTGTATAACTCTTTTGTATCAACAATATTTCGAGGAGAAGTAACTATATCACCACTTTTTCTTTTAGTCTCACCCGGCCAAGGATAAATTGATTCTTTTATTTTATCTTGGCATAATTGCCCAAAATCTTTAGTAATACTGTAAAATGCTTGCTTATAATCAGCAGAATTTAAAGCGTTTGTAGCATAATTGTTAAATTCATTCTGGAAATGTCTTCTAGCTTCATCTACCCATGGACGAGGCGGATAATTAGCCCCAGTACCTTCATGAACAATGCTTGCATAATCTACTGACCACGTTAAAGTAGATTTAGTATTAACTGGTATTTGAATATTGTTCCAATTAATTCTCATCTTTTCAAGATATACTATAATTACAACTATAGTTTAACATTGATTTAAATATTATGTCACAAGCAACTCAAGGATTAGACATTCAGAACGTAACTGGCGCTAATTACAGGCAGTATGTTAATGAAGCATTAAAGCAAGTTGCTACTATGTCTTCTGGAGCTACAGCGCCAAGTAATCCACAACAACAACAGTTGTGGTTTGACACAAATAACAATAGAATAAAAATATATTCAGGAACGACTTGGAGTCCTTTTTTGCTTACTGCGACAGGTAACACAGCATTAGGTTTTAATGCGCTTGAGAATACCAATAGCCCCCTTGGATTAACCTATAACACAGCAATAGGGGTCGTTGCGCTTCAATCTAACACCAGTGGAGACTATAACACAGCATTAGGTCACAGTGCGCTTCAATCTAACACCAGTGGAGACTATAACACAGCATTAGGTCACAGTGCGCTTTATTTTAACACCACTGGAAACAATAACACAGTAATAGGGTTTAATGCTGCATGTACTGGTTGGGGCATAAATATAACCACTCAAAACGACCATGTTGTTCTTGGAAATAGTAGTGTTCAAGCATTAATTTGCTCGGCAAGCATAACAGGACATTCAGACGGTCGTGACAAAAAAGACGTTGAATCATTAAACTTTAGTGGGCTAGCTTATATAAATGCGCTTATCCCCAGAAAGTTTGTTTGGAACATGCGCAAATGCGTTGGCAGTAAAAAGGACATTACAGAAATAGGATTTATAGCACAAGAAGTTGAGTCTGTGCAAAATTCTGTTTACGCTGTACCGGGTATTGTGTCAACCTACGATGTTGATTACACAGACCCAGAAACTAATGAGCATGTTGTGACAGACCAAAAATTAATTACACAAAGTACACTTATCCCAATTTTAGTCAAAGCTATACAAGAGCTAACTGTGCGTGTAGAACTTCTAGAAACCGCTTTGCAAGCACAATAATTAAGCTAACAAATAAGCACTTTTACTGCGGCGATTGATTTAAATTGCTAATATAAAAGTGCAACTTTTTTGTTATTGATATGTATGACAACCAACAGCTGTTAATAAAATATTTTAAAGACAAAAACATAACTACTAGAAATAAATTAGTAGAGCAAAACATGGGATTAGTGTATTCTGTTGCTAGCAAGATGCAAAAAACATGCTCTACTCCTTTAGATGATTTAATTCAGATTGGCAGTATGGGACTAATTCAAGCCATAGAAAGATACAATCCAAATAAATCAGAAAAGTTGTCTAGTTTTGCGCTACCGTTTATTAACGGATCTATTTTGATGTACTTGCGAGATAAAGATAAAATAATAAAAATTCCTAGGGCAATACAAGAAACGCATCAAACAATTAAACGTTATGCACGTAAGAATAACATATCATATGAATGTGCAGTAAAACTTTTAAATATAACTCCAGAAAAAGTTGAAGAAATTAGTAAAGCATACCAAAAAACTTGTTTAGATTTACCAGAAATTAGTTATTACGATAATTCTTCTATACAAGAATTAGAGATTATTTTAGAAAAAATTCCTGATATACATGCTCAAATAATTAGGTTAATACATATACATGATTTTAAAATACAAGAAATAAAAAATATGTATGGATTATCTGTATATCAGATTAAGCAGATAGAAAAACAAGGTATAGAATTACTTAAAAATATTGTAAACAACATTTTGTTTTGTCCTCTTTGTTTGAGTAAAAATATTGTTAAAAACGGGAAAAGAAAACAAAAACAACAATATTTATGTAAAAACTGTAAATATCAATTTGTAGAAAACCCTGGCGCACTAGGAAGACCTGGCTATAGCACAGAATTGAAAATTGCTGTAATTAATGCTTTGAATCAAGGAAAATCATTTGCTTGGTGTAAAACTTATTTACATATTTCTAAAACTACTGCCTATAACTGGTTGAAGCAATACAAAGTTATAGGCAATAAACTAATTAAGCTATAAATTCAAATACCAATTTAAGTACCATTGAGCTTTTTGGAGATCTTCTAATCCGTTTTTATGGTCACTTCGCCAAGTGTACTTTATGATATTCCCTTTTATAAAGCCTTTTAGCTCTTCAGGAGACAATGCGGCTTTAATTGCGTCAATACACTCAATATCTGCTTGTTGATAATGTTTTGGGTGTTCAATATTACTCATAAAACAATAGCTTCCGAGGGGAAGCTAAAAACTACTACTACTATATTTTATCTAGGTCTTTCAGGATAATCTACATCTTTCATTTTCTTGCCCTCAGAATTTTTTCTAGAATAACTTATTATTTTTGTAATGTCAAGTGATATCTGAAATATTTATTTTAAACAGCTGTGGGTAGAGTTATAGTGCCTCTTATTAAGGTACCTCGCTTAGACGTATATGCATTAATTCTATTTTGAGTTATAGCAGTAAATTTCCAGACACCTGTAAAAATAGTACCATCGTTGTTAGTGAGTTTAGCTGTGCCAATAGACTGAACTCCAACTGTAGTAGGCATTAATTTTGGATTATCTAATCTACCTTGGACTTGAATTACGCTTGTGCCGTAACTGCCAGGAGATTGCAATATTCTTGGGTCTTTATATTCTGTAGCAGATGCCAGCAATATTAAAGGCACTGAAGATTGAATGTAATTTCCAGTTTCTGGATCTACAGTAAATGCTCCACTGCCAATATTAAAAGTTATTTCCAAGTTAACAGTACTAAAATATTTGTCAGGTAAATACTGCAATGCCCCACCAACAATTTGTTCAATATTCATGATGTATACTCGCTTGGACGATATTTACGAAATATTGATAACAACTCATTTATTGGACTACCGTTGGTTTTATTACCACTAATACCAAGATAGTCTGATTGAGACGCGTATTCTATAACATATTTTTCATCAGATACATCTACTGATTTGACTCCTTGCGATTGAGGAGAATTCCGCAAAGCAACAATAGCAGCTAAACTACGCTTTAAATTAACTACAGACTCTGATGTAGCGGCAAAATTAATACCGCTAGAATAAGTTATTTTAAGCTGCTTCTTTACCCTTGGTACAGTTGGATTGCGACTATATCTTCTGAATCCAGTGTGATAATAATATTCGTGTTGTAATACCCTGCTAAGTGCTAGTAAACTAATCTCGTTATTATCATAATCAATCTTATAATCTTTGTCTAAAATAAGTGGCTCCCATTCCTGAATAGAGTAAACTCCAAATCTTGGAGGTGTATCACTTCCTCTTAATTCAACAATAGGAGTTGGATTTGATAGCATTGGACGAATTGGGACAATAACTCTACCTGTGTTTGGAATTGTCAATATTTTCTTATATTGAGCTATTTCCAATGGGCGATTTGCTCCATTAACGCCTTCAACTAGTGATTGTGCTAAAGCAATAGCAGTAGTTAATGGCTCTCCAGTCAAAGTAATGCCCGGAGCATACTGCAAGCATTCTTGATTAGAAAGCCACGGCATAACTACACTCCAAAATACTGTAAATAAACGTTAAATCTACCTGCTGTTAAATCAGCTCCTGCGATAACAACATTAAGCACAGATGTTTTAGTTGCATTTGTACTAGATAATTTAACAGCAGTTGAGTTAACAGCTAAAGCATGTACTGAAGTAAGAGCATCATAATTAGAGGGAGCAGCAAGAAGAGATTGGGTGGAACTACCTATAAAACTTAATGTTACAGTTGCAGAACCTCCACTAGCAAGAGGAGTAACAACATCGATAAAGCCACGGTGAATAATCGCTCCTGATGGTAAAGCTAATTCCAATGAAATGTTTCCTATTTTACCACCTAAGTCAGCAACATCGTAAACGACTTTAGCAATTCCACCAACAGAGTCAGACTGAACTCTGGCTGGTATTGTATTCAATTTAGGCATTACAATCTATCCTCCACAAATCTAGGGCATTCTATTAAATACTCTGGACAAAATATTTGACCAACTAAGTTGGTTCTAAATTGTCCACACAACAAACATTTTGATTGAGTGTCAAAGCCAGGATGCTGCAAAGCTGGGGTTGGGGTAGGAGCCGCAGATGTTTTTTTCTTTGGCTCTTTTACCTCTTTGACTATTTCCTTGTTTTCATCTTGTTCTGTCATAGGAAATATCAATATTAAATCGCATTTTTCAGCGTGTTAACTTTAATAACTCTAAGTTGTTGTGGAACAGCACTATTATCTCCAGCTCCATCAACATCCATTTGAACGAATGATTCTTCAGAGCGCCAGATAGCTCTAGTAGCGCGTCCAAAATCAGTGTCGTCATCAAACCGAACTTCCATTTCAGTTCCAATACCACGTCCAATAGTGTCTGAACCAAAAGCGAAGCTAGTATGAGTAACTTTACTATCTTCTGTTTGAACGCCAGGAGAGCCACTTGCACCAACGCCATAAGCATTAGTTTCGAAAATCATGAAGTTCTCAAAGTCTCCGCAATATCCACTTAGCTTATCCGTCTCTCCAGGCGCAATTAAAACAGGATTCAAGAATTCTGTTAAAGTTTGTAATTCACCGGGAGTAGCTGCGTGCCACAAGCTGTCGTAGCTAATCTTTAATTGAGTTAAAGCTGTGCTGTTAACTACCAAACCGTATTTATTTCCAGCAAATGGAGGAATCTGAATCTCCTTCATGTATCCATATAAAGAAGCTAGAAAACGACGTGTTAAAGTACCATCGTCTCCGGACGTGACAGAAGTGGCACTTGTGGCAACAGCGTTTTTATCGTTGTAAACAACACGAGTTGTGCCAGTCCATAAACTTCTAATTTTTAGATCTTCCCAAGCGTAGTAATCTCGCATTAAATTTCTATTCAAGATTGACAACAGTTCAATCATTGAATAAGCGGTAACAAAGCTAACTAAAGTAACGGGAGGATATTGAGAATTGCGACCTAGACCCCATTCTTGCAGTTCGGCTGTTACAACTCCAGTAGACAAATTTTGGTTGCCAGAATCAATTCGAGTATATGCACCAGCACTTGAAAGTAATCTGTCTTCAGGAGTGCCAGGAGCCGGCTGGTAAGCAGCTCTAGGAATTTTAATCGTATCTCCCAATCCTTTCCCAAAATCAATTACAGTATTAGCAAATTGCCAGAACACAAATCCTTGGCGGTTGTTAGTACGCATAACTGAAGATAGTACTTGGAGAAACCCACCAACAATATCGGTACCAATAGTTGCAGAATCTTTACTAACTAAAGACGAACCACGAAGCATTCCATTAGCTTTGCCCCAAGATTCTAAATCTTTAATTACTTGAGATTTGTTCTCTTTAACAAATTGGTTTAACTCCCGGTTGTCTTGAGATCTGTACTGAGAGCCATTAGCACGTACTTTAACTACTTTATTGGAGTTTTCGTAAATATTAAACCAGTCTTTTAATGCGCCTTGCGGGCTGTCGGACTTAGAGCTAAGCACTCTATTTACACTAGGAGTTGGCATTGTAATTGGAGTTTTGCTTATTTTACCAAGTTCGTCTAAAATTGTTTCTGCTTTTTTAGCAGATTGCAACTGAGATTCTAACTCAGCTTTCTCAAGACGTTCTTTATTTAAAGCAGACTCTAATTCAATTCTTGACTGAGTCTCTTTCATTAGAGATTGCTGTAAATGAGAAACTTGACTTTCGATTAGCTGTTTTACCTGTTCCAAAGAAACATTGGGAGCAGTGGTCGTATCCACAGATTCAGTGGACACAACAGGTGTAGGCTCTACTACTTCTTGTGTTTCAGCTGGACTGTCAACACTATCTTGAACTTTTAAAGAACTGTTAACAACAAAGCCTTTGGGTTGCTTTAAATTCACCCTACTGCGTTTTTGCTCATTGAATGAATCTATGACTTGTTCTGATAGCAGTTCTCTTATAACTTTTCTTGGCATACAATTTTGGCTAGATTATACTTATTACTTTAAAATAAAAATGCCAACTAAAATGGCAATAATCTGAATAGATGTATCTAATACGGTACAAAATATGAAACCATCAAAACAAGGTAGTTACTTACGAGAAGTTCGAATAGAAAAAGGATTCAGTCACCAAAGATTAGCTATTTGTGCAAATCTTAGTAGAATGACAGTTATTCGCGCTGAGCAAAGAGGAATTAAGACAGTTCCATTATTAATTAAGTTGGCTCGCGCATTGGAAATAAACCCTGTCACTTTGCTAAATTTAGATGAAAGCGTAGTTAATCCAAAAAACCCATGGCTGAAATAATTAAAACTCCTATAGAAGAAATATTAAGCTACTGTTCAATAACATTTATAGAATCAAATAATAGTAGCAACACAGATAATAATAGCAACACAAATAATTTAGACATGTTTGTAAGCTGTCAAGATGAGACTTGGCTATTGTTAGCCGAATATTATACGGAATTTATATCTTTTTTAAGATCTAAGAAAATGGACACTCCTACATTTAAATCTGAGCGAATTAAGACAGTAATTCTAGTTTCTAGTGAAACACCATCTAGAATAGTAATGTTTCAAATTAAAAAGATAAAAGTCAATATCAAAGAAACTTTTGTAAGAATAAACGCTTTAATGTTATTTTTTTTTCGGAACAAAATACAACTTATTTTTGATTGGTTTAAATCATTTTTTGTCTACAACATAATTGATTAATTATTTCCCAAGTTTTATACTTTTAGCATCTTCTAAGCAGAAATTAAGAACTTCCGCATACTCTGGAGATGCATCTATTATTAACTTTTGGTAAACTTGTTTAACTTCTTTCCAACAACTGCTAGATGGTATTCCCAGTGCATCATACCAAGTAATAACATTTTCAAAATTGTAATATCCAGGTCCAAATTCTCTGCGGAATTGTTCTCCTAACCAACCCAATGTCGCTTTAGGATTAGCTTTTTTTAGCACTTTAAGAAGTCTAGCTTGATCTGCTTTTCTAACAAGCGGATGACATGATTTACCGCGTCTAAAAATTGCATCTTTATACCAATGTTGTTCTGGCGCAAATCCATATTGTTCTGTAAACAGCCAAGTTACTCTCGCAATATTCCTACCAGCTTTGTAAGCACGAAGTAGCTGTCCTCTTAAATATCCAATTTGTTTCTGCTGTTCTTTTGAAAAAATCTCACCAAACTCTGGTAAAACATCAGGAATTTCTTTATCTTCTTCTCCAATAAATTCAAAACCGCAATGAGGACATATTTGAGCAAAAATAGGTAACACAGCAGCACAGTTAGGGCATTCTTTAACTGGCATTTCATGAT